AGCAAAGAGCTTCAACAACTAAAGCTGGCACATGATAAAGCAGATGCACAAAGAGCTATGGCTTGGTTTGCTTTATTCGGTATGTTACTATATCCATCTCTAATTGTAATCTGTTCTTTAATTAAATTGGATACGGCAGCCGGTATATTGGGTGATATAGCAAGTGTTTATTTTGTAGCAATCGCTGGCTTAGTTGCCGCATTTTTTGGAGCATCAGCATGGCAATCGAAAAAATAAAAAGAGTAACAGAAGAGCTAAAAGAAAACTTTGAATATGTATCGGACGAGCGACAGTATGGAAGAAGAGAAGCTTGGTACATAATGAAGCCTGATCCTCTTGCAAAAGAGTGGCCTGTTTACAGAGGTGACTGCGAAGATTTTTCACTCACAGCACTCTACCATTATTCAGATAAAAATTGGTTTAAGTTTTGGTATTATTTAATTACTTATAAAGCCCACATAAGATTTTGTTATGTAGATACCCCCGACAGAGGACACGCCGTTCTTAGCTTCGGAGACGTCTACATTGATAACATCTTTGGTACGACAACTACTAAAGATGAAATGGAGACCAGGGGATATGTCTTCAAGACACCATCCTGGATTTACTTTGCACCCACAACAGTAGCAATTAAGCTTCTAATAGGAAAGTTATGGAAAACTCAAAGAAAAATAAGCCAGTAGTATATATTGAAGAATATAAGAAAAATATTCGACCTCCTAAGTCAGAAGAGTACTTAACAGAGTTAGAGTATTGTAGACGGTACAGCAAAACGAGATCCATGGGACAAGACTAAATGTCAATAGAAATTAGCCGCAAAGATATCTTTGCAGAGTATATAGCAGATTACTGCCAAGAAGATAAATTTTTGAAACTTCCAGTAGAGCCTTATATGGATTTACTGGGAATCACACCTTTACCTTCCCAAGTAGCAATCATAAATGCTATAAATAATCCAAAGTATAGATTCGTCTGCGCGGCAATTTCACGAAGGCAAGGAAAAACATATATAGCCAATATTATAGGGCAGCTAGTTTCGCTTGTACCTTCGTCTAATATTTTGATTATGTCTCCAAACTATGCTCTCTCGCAAATCTCTTTTGATTTGCAAAGAACCTTGATAAAACACTTTGATCTAGAAGTAGTTAGAGATAACGCAAAAGACAAAGTGATTGAAATATCAAACGGATCTACCATACGCATGGGATCAGTGAATCAAGTGGACTCATGCGTTGGTAGATCTTACGATCTAATTATCTTTGACGAAGCAGCTCTTGCTGATGGCAAAGATGCCTTTAATGTAGCTCTTCGTCCTACTTTGGATAAGGATAACTCAAAAGCAATCTTTATTTCTACGCCGCGAGGAAGAAATAACTGGTTTGCAGAGTTTTTTGATAGGGGATTTACAGATGATTTTTCAGAGTGGGTTTCTATTAAAGCGAGTTATAAATCTAATCCTAGAATGTCTGAAATGGATATTCAGGAAGCTAAAAAATCCATGTCCGAAGCTGAGTTTCGACAAGAATACGAAGCAGATTTTAACACATTTGAAGGACAGGTATGGAACTTTGATTTTGAACAATGCGTCGGAAACTTTGAAGAAATAAATACCTCTGATATGGATGTATTTGCTGGACTTGACGTAGGCTATAGAGACCCCACTGCTTTTTGCGTAATTGGCTACTCGTGGGATGAAGGAAAGTACTATCTTCTTGATGAGTATTTGGATGCAGAAAGGACAACAGAGCAGCATGCAATTGAAATACGAGAGCTTATAGATAAATGGGATATTGATTATATCTATATTGATTCCGCAGCTCAACAGACTCGATTTGATTTTGCACAAAACTATGATATTACTACTGTAAATGCCAAGAAATCTATCTTAGATGGAATATCTCATGTCGAAGGAATAATAGATAATGATAATTTACTTGTTGATCAGCGTTGTAGAGAAACTTTGCAAGCGTTAGATCAATACCAGTGGGATCCTAATCCAAATCTTTTGAAAGAGAAACCAAAGCACAATCGTGCGTCACACATGGCGGATGCATTGCGATATGCATTGTATTCGTTCGAAACATCAAACAGCGGCTTTTAGAAATACCATGTCAAAAATAATGTTTGACATGTTACCTCATGTTCGCTATAATTCTGGTATTCATAAATGGATCTAAAAAGAGACCTCGTAAAATACATAAGAGATAAAGCAAAAAATAAGTATGAAAAAGGCACTGAGTGTTACATTTGCGGAGAAAGAACGCAACTTGATTTTCACCACTTTTATTCATTAAGTCCTTTAGTTCATAATTATGTAAAAAAGAATAAGTTACTTCCCGAAAATGTTTTATCGTTTCGAGAAGATTTCATACAGGATCACTGGGCTGAGCTGTATGAACATACAGTTACGTTATGCCATGAGCACCACTTAAAACTACATAAGGTGTATGGAAGGGATCCGGGACTAGGCACTGCAAAAAAGCAGGAAAGATGGGTAGAGATTCAGAGAGAAAAACATGGCATGGTGGGATAAAGTATTAGGTAGAAAAGTTGTAGAAGCGGAGGAAGAAAAACTAAATCCTGCGCAGCAATACTATGACCATGCCACAACTCCCTCCAGAGAGTTTACATTCAAGTATGAGAAAGCATACGAGGATATAGAAATTGTAAACAGAGGCGTAAATCTTATTGTAGATGATACGGCAGAAATTAAAACCAGTGTAGGAGCACAAATACCCGGACTACAGAGTATTGTAAAAGGCGTAAAAAGATCAAGAGTAAATCTTCTTTTAAACAAAGAGCCTAATCCTTTTCAAGATATTAGTACGTTTAAAAGAAATCTGATTACAGATTATTTGCTTGACGGTAATATCTTTATTTATTACGATGGAGTTCATCTCTATCATCTTCCCGCCAATAAAATGAACATTCATGCAAGTAAAACTTCTTATATTGATAAATTTACTTTTAATGAAACAGTTGATTACAAACCTTCTGAGATAATTCATATAAAAGATAATTCTTTTTATTCAATCTATAGAGGTATCTCACGATTAAAACCTGCACTCAGAACTATGATTTTGATGCAAAATATGCGACAGTTTCAAGACAACTTTTTTAAGAATGGAGCTGTGCCGGGGCTAGTTTTGAAAAGCCCAAATACTCTTAGCGAAAAGATTAAAGAAAGAATGATACAATCGTGGTCTTTGAGATACAGACCAGATTCTGGAGGACGAAGACCTTTAATTCTTGATGGCGGCCTAGAGATTGATAGTTTTACAAATACTAATTTTAAAGAACTGGACTTTCAAGCAGCTATACATGAAAATGAAAAAATTATTTTAAAGGCTCTTGGAATACCACCTATTATGTTGGATTCTGGTAATAATGCAAACATTCGACCTAACATGAGAATGTACTACTTAGAGACTGTATTACCTATAGTTAAAAAATTGCATTTTGGCTTAGAAAGACACTTTGGGTTTGAGCTAAAAGAGGATGTAACAGAAGTACCTGCCTTACAGCCTGAGATGCGAGATCAATCGCAGTACTACACCGCATTGGTAAATGGAGGAATTATTTCCCCAAATGAAGCAAGAGAACACTTAGGTTTTGATCCTGTCGAAGGTTATAACGATTTAAGAATACCTGCAAACATCGCAGGAAGTGCAACTAATCCGGACGAAGGTGGTCGTCCCACAGAAGAAGAGGAACAAGATGGCTAGACTACGCGTTCGTAATAAGATACTTGAAGCTGTAGGGCTATTTATGCTTGAAAAAGGACGAGTCCTTTCTAGACATGAATATGATGAATACGCAAATGAAGTACCTATGGGTTCAGGTATGGCTTTAAATCATTTTGGTAGTTGGTCTCGTTTAACTACTACATTAGAAGGTACGTTTCCAGATCTTTGGAATGAGATACAAAAAGCAGGTTCAGTTAATGCTGATGAAGTTTTTGAAGCCCCTGAAGAAGTATGCGAAGTTTGCGGTGAAAACTGTGGCTGCGCTCCTGGAGAATGCAACTGTGCCAAGCCTGATCCCTTAGCAGCTTTGGCTAAAGTATCAGAAGTAAAGGAAAACGATGAATAAAATATTTAATCTTACTTCTACGTTTAAATCACACGAAATTGAAGATGGAAGTGTGATGATTCGCGGAATGGCCAGCACTAATGACTTTGATCGTGCAGGGGATACAATTTCTCCAGATGCATGGACAAAGGGTGGCTTAAAGAATTTTGAGTCTAATCCTATTATTCTCTTTAATCATGATTATAATAAGCCCATTGGAAGGGCTACTGGATTAAAAGTTACGCCAAACGGCCTAGAGCTGGAGGCAAAGATTAGCAAGTCTGCACCAGATTATGTGTGCGATTTAGTTAAAGACGGTGTCCTTGGAGCCTTTTCTGTCGGTTTCCGAGTCAAGGATGCTGATTATCTTCAGGAAACCGATGGATATAAGATAAAGGACGCTGAGTTGTTTGAAGTTTCGGTAGTATCCGTTCCTTGCAATCAAGCAGCTACTTTTTCTCTGGCGAAGTCTTTTGACTCTCAAGCAGAGTATGAAGACTTTAAGAAAACTTTCACCAATCGTGTAGATCTAGCCAGTCAGTCTCTGGCTAAAGATGATAATTTATCGGTAGCTAGTGACACACTGGACGGAGCGCAAGCTCAAAAGGAGATCAAAATGTCGGACGAGGTAAAAACTCCCGAAATCGACTTGGAAGCATTTGCTAAGAAGGTAGCAGAGGAAACTGCTGCCAAAATTGCAATGAAGCAAGCCGAAACTAAAGCTGCTGAAGAAGCGGCACAACAAGAAGCTGTTGAAAAAGCTGCTGCAGAAGCAGAAGCGAAGGCTCAGCAAGAGGAAGAAGTCAAGCAAGCAGTAGTTACTGGTATTGAATCAGGCACTGAGCGCCTTCTTGAGGATGTTCAGAAGGGTCTTAATGACCGTAATGCTGACATGCAAGAAACTCTTGCTAAGTACAAGAAAGAGCTTGAAGAGAAGAGCGAAGAAATCACCAAGATGCGTGAGTCTAAGCGTGTATTCGCTGATCGTGCTGAAAAGAGTGACATCTCTGCTTGGGGCAAAGACTTCTTGAATGCTCACATGCTAGGTGTAATGACTCGTAAGGGTTGGGACACTGATTTTGCTCGTAATATCCAAGAAAAAGCGGGTATTAACTATACAGCAAACGCAGCGGATATTGACCAAGAAGTATCTTCTCTTATCGAGAAAGAAATTCAAAATGAGCTGAAAGTAGCGGCATTATTCCGTGAAATCCCTGTTAATGGTGCCGCAACGGTTCTTCCTATCTCTGTAGATGTTGAGCCTGCAACTTTTGCAACCAACGCTACTTCTGGTAACTTGGAAAATCGTGGCGCATCTGATAACTCCTACAAGCCTAAGCAAGTTATCTTGAATGCTGATCGCTTGATTTCAAGCACCTTTATGGATAACGAAGTCGACGAGCAAGTACTCATTAACTTGATGCCTATGCTTATCGAAGGTGTTGCTCGTGCACACGGTCGTGCAGTAGAGAGTGCTATTCTTAACGGCAACGGTTCTAACATTAGTGGTCTTGACGGACACGCTGCAGCTGCTACCGCTAAGCATGACGCTGACGGCGCTAGCGTAGCTTCTGGAAACTTTTCCACTATGACAGCAGCTGAGCTATTGGCTGCTCGTAAGCAAATGGGCAAGTACGGCTTGAGCCCTTCTGATGTAGTATACATCGTTAGCCAAGCAATGTACTATGATCTGTTGAGCGACTCAGCATTCCAGACTCTGGACGAAGTTGGTAACGACTTGGCCGTACGAGTAACTGGTAGCTTGGGTGCAGTCTTCGGTTCACCTGTAGTGGTATCTGAAGAGTTTCCTGCAGAAGCAGCCGGCGCTCCAGTAGCATTCGCAGTATATGCTCGTAACTATGTAATGCCACGTCTTCGTGGTGTATCAGTTGAGCAAGACTACGAAGTGATGAATCAGCGTCGAGTAATCGTTGCTACTCAATCACTTGGTTTCGAAGAGCTTGTAGCAGGCGCATCAGCCGATCAACCTTCAATTAAGATAGACTCTGTAGCTTAATACTACAGGTATATCCTAGAGACTCGGGGGAGGCCTACCTCCCCCAGTTTTTACTAATTTACTTATGGCAAATTTAATTACGTTAGCAGATTATAAAGACTCAGAGGGTATTCAAAGTCCAAAAGATGACTTACGAATAAATTCTCTGATTCCTTCTGTGAGTCAATTAGTAAAAACTTATTGTGGCAATTCCATAGTCGACTTCTATTCTTCAAATAAAGAGGAAGATTTCGATATTTATTGGGATACTTTTGCAGTTCAACTTACAGAGAGCCCTGTAAATACAATTGTTAGTGTACAAGAGAGAAGTGGGTATGATCAAGCGTATAATACTCTTACCACAACTTCTCATGAGTACTATCTAGATTTAAGAACAGATAGTGTTATTAGAACAAATCAGTCTGGAGGTAGACTTAACTGGCACCATGGAGTTGGAGCCGTAAAAGTTATTTATACAGCAGGATACTCAGTTGTGCCTGATGACTTAAAACTTGCAGTATCTGACTTAATCACATACTATCTAAAAGATGAGCATAAAGAGCGTAGAACTTTGGGCGGTGCATCTATACAGAATCAGAGTTCTACTACACAGAGAAATAATGTTGCTTTTCCAGATCACATTAAGCGGGTCTTAGACTTATATAAAAACTTTTAATGAGTATAGCAAATCAAACAGCATTCTTAAAAGAGTTTGAAAAGCTACTTCTAGTAAAATCTCAAACTTATAGACGGAGAAAAGGTAAAAGAGTAAATCATATTTTTACCGCAAGTAAAACAGCTATGAGAAGAGGCATAATTGATATGCTAAGAGAAGAGCTGCCAGCTGGAGAGAAACAGAATGCAGAGATAGGTGCTGTTTTAACTGCTATGGATCCTTTTCTTGGT